AGGCGAAATACGACACTACATTGGTTGCGGCAAGCAATAAAAACACCGTAGCGCAAGCGTATGGGCACATCAACCTTGGTATGGAGAACGGCACGGTCATAGTGTTTAGTGACGCCCACTTCCAACTAGGTAGGCGCACCACGGCCTTTAAAGCCCTGCTATGGCTGATTGATGAACTCAAGCCCAAGGTAGTGATAGGAAATGGCGATAACTTTGACGGCGCGCAGGCGAGCAGGCATCCTGCAAACGGTTGGGATGTAACGCCGACCATTATTCAAGAGTTAAACGCCTGCAAGATGTTTCTTGGCGAGATTCAGGAGGCCGCTGGCGATGCTAAATTGATATGGACGCTAGGCAACCACGACGCTAGATTTTCGACTCGGCTGGCAACCGTAGCGCCAGAGTTTCAAGGCGTCGAGGGCTTCCGGCTAGAAGACCACTTTCCTGATTGGCAACACGTTGTTAGCTGTATGGTCAACGACTCGCTAATGGTCAAACACAGGTGGCGTTCCGGCGTCCATGCCGTCCACAATAACGCTGTTAATTCTGGTGTGAGTTTTGTAACCGGGCATCTCCACTCGCTTAAGGTGAGCGGATGGACTGACCTTGTTTCTACAAAATGGGGGGTTGACTGTGGCACGTTGGCAGAGCCATTTGGCGACCAATTTATTTATGCAGAAAACAGTCCACGCAACTGGCGCGCCGGGTTTGCGGTGCTCAACCTTGTTGACGGACACCTCCTGATGCCCGAGTTATGTATGGTCAGCAGTCTTGGGGATGATTATGTTGAGTGGCGGGGGGAGTTGATTGACGTGAGCGAGTTCTAGCCCCACCCTGCTTCACAGCCTCCACCCGTTCGATTGTTGTAAATTTGTGCATATTGCCGCACTCAATAGTCCTGCGCCGCGTGTTGTCTTGGCGCATTCTTGATTCGAGTACGGTTGTCCATGCTCCGCATTGTGGGCACTTCATTGCTTGTGAAAAGTGCCTGACGAATCCAGCCAACCCTTGCGATCTTTAATTTCGTTGTACGCCTTTTCCAAACACACCACAAGATCAGTGTCCTCGCAAGCCGCTCCCATAATTAGCGTCACCAGTATGTCGCCATAGGCGTCGTCACGCGCATCCTTATCTCCCGCCTCCAGCGCCTCGATAAGTTCGTTTAGTTCTTCTTGCGTCTTCTTGGCTTGCGCCAGACCCGTGCTGTGTCGAGTGATACCTTTCTGCGTTCCCCACTCAATCGCTTTCATTTCATAATACCGATAACTCATTTTTTTACCTTTTTGTTTGGTGCAAATTTTAACTCTGCAAATATTTTCCACAGGCTTTCGATGCTGTTTAAGTTGTCCCATTCAACAATCAAACGATCACCGTAACCAAAGTTTTTGGACTGACATCTAGCGGCAAAGTTTTTCTTTGACATCCAGCCGTTGACCCTCATTACGTTTGGGTCGTCTGTGCGGCCAACAAGTATAGCTATCTGCGCCCTGAACTTGTCTAAGTTGTCAAAGATCAAAGATCCATACTCTTTGTTCGTGAACTTTACATCAACAGATACGTTGCCAATCCACAAGTCAATCCCGCCGTCACTTAGCACGTTCAGCACTGGCGGCTCACAGTTGAATAGTCGAGCCACAGCAAACTCGGCTTTGTAGCCAAACGCGTTAGCCTCCTCGCGGCTCTGTGATGCGTTTTCCAGCCTTGGGCTAAAACCCTGCATCTTGCAAAGAGCAACCGTGTCAGCGCCCATTGTGGACGCTGTATGGCTATCCTTTGGGCTTAACTGAATCAACATGACCACTCTTGTACACCAAGCTGTTGTTTCGACGGCTTGGATGCTGGCTGTGGTCATCAGCACCTGGGCGAACTGCGGGCATCTCTAGTTCTGGGCAAAGGTAAACCCCGGTCATTTTTGAAAACGACTGCGACTGGGCGACCTCGATTTGCTTTCTTAGATCCATTGGTTTTTCTCCTTGACCTTGGCCTCGATTGCCCACGCTAAATCAACTACTGATGTGTATTTCAACAAATCCATTTGCATTATCTCGGCTTGCGTCAACTCATTGAACGTTCGGTTGTCTAACGCCTGCCCTAGTTTGTCTCTGGCGGCATCAATATCTTTAGCCTCACCAGCATTGCACTGGTATCCGCCAAAATCGTTTTGGTACATTGACTCAAGAGTCTCCAACAATTCTTCTGCGGCTTGTTCTACTGTCATTACATATCTCCTTTAAAAAACCTCTTAAAACGCTCCCAGCGCGATTCTTTTTGTCTTAGCAGTACTGTCTGCCACCAGATGCCTAGATCGTCCATGTGAGACCGTTTAAACGGCTCCCAGCGGCATCCGATCACCACCCTGCCTGTGTTGTAGCCGATCATTTTGCCACCAGCGCCAACTCGAAGTCAGCAAGGTCTTCTGAGTGGTAGTCAAATCCAAGGCCGTCCAGCATATCAGCGTGGACTGCTCCCCACAGCACAAAGTCTTCACCTCGCGCCGTCTTACGAACCGAATACAACTCCACCATGTCGCTTGCCTGTGGGTGCTGGCGTACCAAAATTGTGTCTTGCATTTCAATCTCCTGTTGTGTTGCGATGTGTTAATTCTACACACGCCACAACACGCAAGAATAGGTGTTTACCCTAATAGTTTTTTTAGCAAATATGCGATCTGACCAGAGACAGACCGAGACTCAGCTACTGACTGCGCCTTGATTTGCTCATACAACGCCATTGGGACACGCATTGTAATGAACTTGGTTGTTGGGTCTTTCTTTTCCATCTTGCCTCCTTAGAACGGCATATCGTCATCAAGTTCAGGCGCTGGCGCTGACTTGGCTTGGGCAGGCATAGCCTTACCCTGCGACTCTTTTGGTGTTACAGACAGGCTCAACATTTTGTCGCCCTTGCCAGTCACCTTAGACCAGCCAGACAGCCAGAACTCCTTGCCATCGATGTTGATCGAACCTTTTAGGTCGGGGTGCGTCTCTTTTTCTTTGCGGTCGTTTTTAAACATAACGCCACGGTTGGTGTTGTCGTATTCCATATTCAGTCCTTTTTCTTTAATGCGGCGCGAGTTTTTGAGTTCAACAGAGTCCACAGGGCCAGCTTCTGTGGTTCGTCAAGGTTTTGGTTTGTAACCAATTCTTTGGCCGCGATTGGTTCGCCAATTACCATTTCGTTTAGCAAGTCAGCAAGGTCGCGCAGATCTTCCATGTCCTGCTCTGAGACGTTGTCTTGAGCACCTTGGTTTGGCGTCGTGATGATCTTCTTTGGCTGTTCAGGCAAGTCCTCGCCCGCGTAGATGTACAGACCGAGACCGTGCAAAGACAGAGCCTTGGTCATACAACGCATGATGGCCGTGTTGACCGCAAAGGCGTCTGGGTTTGGTATGGCTTTGTTGCGGAAGTCCATGACAGGCAACTGGCAACACATGGGCTTGTCAAACATTGTGACCGTGACCCAAACCATAGCAGTGCCGTTGATGTCCATGTAGCACTTATCGCCAAACATCTCGACCTTGAACGTAGCCTTGGGATCAGCCTTTAGCGCCTCTGCCCAAGCCCAGGCCCAAGACAAGTACGACAGACCGTTTTTCTTTTCAACGTGGTCGTTTACGTTGGTTTTAATTAGTGTTTCAATGCTCATGCTAACCTCAATACTTCAATGTAAGTTGGCTCTTTGTGAATCATGTAAGAGCCGTTGCCCCAGGTGTGGCTCAAGTACCCTGTTGTAGTGGAACGAACAGAATCAATGTTGTACTCTCCCGCTGGTATCTTTGCAGTCTGATTCGGCTTGATGTCTTTGACATACTTAACGACGTGCGCCGTCAAAGCGCCACGCGGGTACAAGGACTCTTTCTTGACGCGCTTTGGCTTGATAGCCTCACCCCATTCTTTGTCGTCGTGGATTACGTGATATGACGCGCCAGACGCGCGTAGCAGTCTTAGCGCTTTTTCAATTGCAATATTTTGGATTCCCATTTGATTCCCTTTTATTTTGTGGCGATGGCCACGTCAAAATCAGAGTCGTCAAAGAAAACGACTCGATCCCCATAAAGAACCATTGCTGGTTCGTCGTGGTCTTTCGCATTTTCCAAGTCCATAACGTGGTCAATGTAGATTTCGTTCTTGTTCTGGCCGACCAGATCAGCCAGCTTGCGCTCACCCTTGGTGTTGAGCGTGTAGATGTTTTTAAAATGCTCCGTCATTTTTAAATTTCCCTTTTACTCAAATGTAACACAGTATCACGACGCGAGTCGGCGCGTGTATTTTCTTTTTGGCTTCTCTTCTGGCTCGACTATTTGCGAGACC